GTAGGAATGCCCAAGCATCACGTGTCATAACCGGAACGGACGACATTTTGTCGGGTACAGTGGTTCTCCCGGCTTTGTCAGAAAACGTGGACCCAGGACCAAACCGACCCTCGTTAAGAGAATCAGGAGAAGGTCCAATCCAAGAAAGGATGATCTTTTTAACTGACTCTAGGAAAGAGTCAACCACCAGAATACGATCTGAAGAGTTTTTAAACTCAGGAAGGTATTTGGTCAACCGTTCATTGGCACGATAACACTGAATCTCTCCATCACGCCATTTTTTGATGGCAGCTGCGCGTTTGTCGATCTTCGTCGGAAGCTTTGGATACTTCTTCAAGAAGGCCGACGCGCAAGCGTCGAGAAAATAAAGTTCAGCACTATCGTAGTCACGTGGATTGACGGAACTTCGTGCAATCCCATCCCAATCACCTTTCACAAGCTTTTCAGCAAGCGAGTCAGCAAAGGGAGTTCCTAAGCTCTTGTAATACTTCAGAGCTATACGCACCAAATCACATGGTAGTGTATCGTAGGACATCGCAGCCTCAGTTTGTTATACGCTAGTTAGGCGCATAGCCAACCGCCATCGAAGATTTGATGAGAGTACTCGCCAGGAGATTACAAGCCTGGTAAATAGCCTCATTCAGCTCCGTTTGTGGAATGGCCTGAGGAAGAGTTGCGATACCCGTAATGACAACGCGGTCTTTTGAGCTCCAAAGCGTAGTGGTTGAATCCTGGGTGGCGTACGGCGCAACAAATTCATATTTGTTTTGCCGAGCCGTCTTCGGACCATTCCACTGCGACAGAAGCTTGAAAAGCTTGCGCAGGCCATTCGGGAGTCCGGTCGAAACACCAGTGTCCTGGCGCCAGACTGCCGGGGAGCTCTCACCCCCACTTGCCGACAGTGCATCGTAAATGATGTCTGTCGTACCGTCAAATTTCTTGACGGTGATGCTAGCCATAGTAGGCATAGTAGGCTTTCATGGTCTCAATGACCGTATGAGTTGCTTATCCTCGAAGTCTTTTGGGTAAGAAGTGAAATCGCAGTAAGCGATCTTTTCCAGCCCCAGACCTTGAAGGGACGAATCGTGAAAGACGGGGATGCTATTCCCGTATTTCTTGTCATATCGACACCAAATATACCGTAACTATAAGCGGTAGGAGGCCAAAAGTTGTTGTATGAAGAATCCAACCACTTCGCCTTCGTAGTGTCGGTAGTGTAAGCCTGCGATAGGCTTAGCCCGAGAAAGTCCGTCATTGAAGATAGAACTTGCTCAAAGTTGAAGAACCAGTCGCCAACAAACGACCAAGGGATCAACTCAAATGCAATTGTGAATGGGTTGGCAAGACCCAGACTCGATGCCAGGTGGAGATTAGGATTAGTGACAGTTACCAGGCCGCCGAGCTTAATTTGGTGAAAACCAAGCTGAGTTCGACTATTGCCTGCCATACCACCACTAGTCACATCTTTCCACGCGATAGGCACCGTTGCAGACCCCGAAGCATAAATGGGGTCAATAGGACGAGTCAGTACGTCGATGGCGTTATATAGGTCCTTAATCAAGGGACTCCATCCAAAATGGTACTCTAGCCAGTTGTCAGCAACCTTACGACGCACCTTAGCCTTTTTGGGGATAGGTGTGGAAAGAATTGCGGCAGCATCGCCAAGACGACCTTTTTGGAGCGCGATCGTGAACTGCGTCAGTTGAACTGCGCGGTCGTGGATCATTTTCATCGACTGACTCAATTCAGCAAGAGCGACGCCTATTGAGGCTTGACTCTTCATATTATCCTTAAAACGCTCATATGCCTTACTATAGCATTGAGCACGGATAGTAGGAAACCGATAGTCAGAACTAACTGACCAACTGCCTGCTGTTCTTCCAGGATAAAAACTCCCAGGAAGCGTTGTAAAATGCCTTAATTTGTAGGGCAGTGGGCGATCAATAGGCTTAGCCTGTGTATATTTGTTCTTATAAATATACAGAGTCGGCGTATTGATAATGCTGGTCACTGGTCCTACTACGGGCGTAGCCATAAAGTTATCCTTTAAGGGACGTTGTTAACGTCCTTTCACCGCTGATTAATGCGGCATAGACGCGTATTCTTGCGCCTTCCCCTCACAAGAGGGCTACTCGGCAGCAAGCCGAGAGTATGGAATGCGCGGGTGACGAACCCGCGCATTTCAGACAAACCAACAGCATACGGGAACGCAACCGACTTGGCAGTTAGCGAGTCGGAGCAGCCCCCAGGCAAAACATTTCTTCTGACAACCCGTCAGACCTGAAGTGCCTAGCTAGTCTCAGTCACGAGACGCATATGAACATGGTATTGTTCATAGCAAGGTTTGTCGAATCGATCATACCAGATCGATAGAAGGTCCCCG